GCTCACGCTTGATGGCAACGATCTCTTTGGCAAGTTCAACGGCCGACGCCATCGCGGCGTTGCCGTACGACACGGAAAGCGTGCCAATTTCATCTTTGGCTTTAGTAATCGCTTCTGGCAGAAGCCTTTGGAAAGACTGCGCGCCAATACCGACCTGCGTGATCTGCTCGCAGTCGATTCGATCGTAGATACCGACCTTGACCTGAGCCAGGCGCTCGACGAAGTTCTCCGGCATTGGGCGCCAGTTGGTCTTCAGACGTTCGTCGGAGAAGGCCGTGACGTTTCCGGAGGCTACGATGCTAGTAGATAGGGCGCACATGAAGCCGCCGTTCTGCAGCAACAACAAGCCGTGCGAGGACAAGTTCCCCGCAATGCCGCCCGCGTTCGGGTGCGACCACGCCATACCGTACAGGTTGCCAGTAGTCGTGCCATCGGCAGGCAGCTTGTAGCTGTCGCCCATGGCAAACACGCCTTGGTAGCGGTACGAGCTGTACAAGCCAACGATGCCGTGTCCGTAGTCCTGGTCGATATAAAAATTGTTGTAGCTACGAGCGTTGCCGCTGTTGTCCACGCGGAATCGCCAGCTTCCGCCAGTCGTCAGAAATCCCATTGCAGCGTCGGCAGCCGCGTGAACGTAACCAAGCCCAGAGCCCCCGCTGTTGAGGAACAGCAGACTGCCAGCGGAAGTGCCAGAGCGAACGTAGAAATTCCCAGAGTCAGCCGGATACAGATGCCAGCCCGTTTGCGACCAATAGACGCCGTTGTTGTTCGTATGGTTACGGAACCAGCCGCCGTTTGTATAGACATCCGGGGCGGTCAATCCACCTGTTAGAGTTCCGCCACTCAACGGAAGCGCGTAGCTACTGTAGTTGCCACCGTTGAGCGCAATGCTACCGTTGACGTACAGCTGCCCGCCAGGCATGTAGTAGTTCGAGCCGTCGTAGTAGACGTACGTGCTGCCGCTGTTGCCGAGGTAAATTACGCCAGCGCCGCCGTTGCCACGCGCCGCTGTGATGTCACCATTGACGCGGAGGGTAGAGGCGCCGTTGACGCCCTGCCCGTTTGCCGACAGGTAGACGTTACCGCTGACCGTGCCGCCTGAAAGCGGGAGGGCGTAGCTGCTGTAGTTGCCAGAGGAAAGCAGCTTCCCCGTTTGCGCCCGCGTCGTCCACGCATTGACGTATAGCTCCCCATCCGACTCGTAGAGCAGGGTGGCGCTGACTCCGTTGCGATGGAATGAGATTCCTGGGGTCGAGGCATCGCTCGTATAGAGCTCAAGGCTCGATTGAGTATATGCGGTACCGCGGCCAGTCACGGAAACGATTGTTCTAGCGCGCGACTCAATGGCGCTTGGGCTCAGCGTCATCCACGCGGCCTCGTAGCCCGTTCCGATCCATGCGTAAGTTAGGCTGTCCGCGCTGCCATACGCGCCGAAACCAGCGCGAATGGTGCCCGCGCTGCCTTTGAAATAGGTGCCCATCGACCAGCCGCCGCTATTGCCGGTGATGAACAGCGCGCCGTCGTTTGTTGATAACTGAATTGGTCGCGTTCCAGTCAGCGTACCGCCGCTAAGCGGCAGGGCGTAGCTGCTGTAATTCCCGTCGTGCAGAACGCCTCGCCAAGTGTTCCACGTACCGTTGTCGCCGTTTCTGCTACGGAACGACAACTGCTGACCGCCATACGTGCCGTTCAATTGAAGGTCGTAACCACTGGCCGGGAAATGAACTATCGTTCCGGTGTGGGGCGCGTTGTTTGAGTACGTGAACGACGAGCGCACCCAGTTACCAGAGTGGAACGAGTTTGCGTCGGTGCCGGGTGAGCCTGGCCAGCTTGGATACGAGTACGGGACGTAGCTTGTAAAGTTCCCGGCGTGCAGTACTTGGTTGCCGCCCTGCTGCAGCGTCGTCAAGACGTTGACGGTGCCGTACCCCATGGCGATCTGCTGCTGCCAATTGCTTCCATTATTGGCCCAAAACGCAAGCCCAGGATCGGTGGCGTCAATTGCAGCATAGGCACGAGATCCGTTCGTCCACCAAACAGAAGGCACGTTCCCATTGCCATCAAAGTTGACGACCCGTGTGCTGCCGCTTAGCGCGGTAATGGTATGCGAGAAGAATGTGCTCGCAGGCGAAGAGTTGCCGCCGTTTAGCCGAACAGACCCGTTTGTGCTATGTACCGCTTGGCGAATGTTGGAGGACAGTTCTACTTGCTTTGCCGTGGTCGGCTTGCCAACGCCAGTGATGGACGTAACGCGATTGCGCGGATACGTGGCAAACGGCACGTATACGCGCACGTAGTACCCATTCCAGTACCCTTGCGACGGAAACCAAAAGCAAAGGTTGCCGCCGTTGTTTATTGCGACAAGACCACCAATATTTAGCCCGTTTGACATTCCGCCATGATTGATGATCGTGTCGGAGTAGATGTAGCCTTGGTACTGAATGTCAACAGGGATTATGTTTCCATACGAGTTGCCGCGTATCTCAAGAATGAACGGATCGCCGTTTGTCACAGCGTAGTTAATATCGGTGGTGATCAGCGTTCCGTTCGGGAAATCGCGATCCGACTGCACCCAAGAATCTGCGAGGAACCTTCCCCCTGCTATGGCATATCCATACTCATTGACTCGCAGAATCTCGCCGGGGTAGGTGCCAGAAATACCACCGTATCCAGATCGATTGACAACGAAGGTGTTAACGCTAAGCGTGTGGTTGCCGCCAGACGAGCTCTGCAGCGACGACCACGAGTTGACGTTGCCAACGGTGCCGCCCCAGTAAACCGTCCCAGTCAGATGCGAAGTGCCTTGTACGCCAAAGTTTGCATCAGTGTTGTTAGAGCCGCCTGCAGTGATCTGCGGTGCGCGGATTGCGCCTGACAGCGTTCCTCCGCTCAATGCCAAATAGTTTCCGGGGGTAAAGTTGCCTGCGTGCCAAATATTGCTTCCATTAACTTGGGCGCCAGAAGCGGCATTGAGAGCGCCAATCCATGTGCCAGAGACATTCCAAAGTGATGCTCCACTGGCAAGGTTCCACGATGCAGAAGAGTTACTAGACGCCCACCACTGTGCGCCTAAATTGCCACTGATTGAAAATAGAGCGCTGTTATCGTTCGAGCTTGCATGCACCCAACTGCCGCTTTGGTAATAAACGCCAGTTGAAAAATATGTGTACGAACCAGAATGAGGAAGAACGCCAAAAACGGTTGCGTAATCACTACTTTTTGCTGCGATCGCGCTTGAGTTTGTTGACCCAGAAACACTAAGAGATGTTGCACGCGAACCAATTGCAGTCCCAACATTTAGCCCGCCAGTCATCGTTCCGCCGCTCAGCGGCAGCGCGTAGCTGTTGTAGTTACCCGTCGTCAGTACGGCCGCCCCTGCTGACGATACGCCTTGCGGGAAATTCGCCGTTCCGTTTGATTCAATCTGAATCGCTCGCGTTGCGCCTCCTGAGCCGACGTCGATAAAGAAGCCGCCGCCGACAGACTTGATGTTTGCGTAGGCAGACGAGCTAGGATCGGGCGGATTGAGGAACAGCATCGACGCGCTGTCGGTGTTCCAGATCTCAAGCCCTGAACGCCATGACCCCGAGTAGCTACCAAACGACGCGGGTTCAGCCGCGCCGCTGCGCGTTATTCTGACGTGCGACGATGCCGACCCCGTTCCTGATGTATTGATTCTGAGCGTGCCCGAGAGCGTGCCGCCCGTGATCGGCAGTGCGTACGAGTTGTAGTTGCCCGTATTCAGCACAAGGTGCTGGCTGCCGGTCGCGTACATTTGGCCAGCGGTGTACCAATTTCCCGATGCGTCAAGGTTTGCGTTGCCCGCGCCGGTAAACGTGACGGTTCGGCCTGCCGCGCCTGCCGCAGATCCAAAGAAGCGGAATCCACCACCGTCAAAGCGCAAGTACGAAACGGTGTCGCCAGTCACAGCGATGTACTGCTCGCTTGTAGCCGTGTGCCGCAAGTTGAAGCCGATGCCGCCATACGCGCCGCCGCTGTAACCGGCCGCCGCGCCGCGGCCTGCGGTGGCGCCGCTGCCAAGGCTGACGTTGAACTCGCCAGCAGCGTCGCGGAAGTTTGGGGCAGTGAGCGCGCCGGTTAGCGTGCCGCCTGTGAGCGGCAATGCGTACGAGTTATAGTTCCCGCTGTGCAAAACATCGGCGTAGCTTGAGTACGCGGACGCTGAGCCCCATCCCTGCTGCCAGATCCGCATTCCAATGGCGTCCTTGCGGAACATCACAAGGTTATCGTTGCCGCCGCTCGAATCCGTGTAACTGCGCAGGTGCAAGAAGTCCGCATACGGCGAGCTGTCGTTGTTGTTCCACGAAGTAAAGCCGAAGCCAAAACGGCTGGCCGTCTGTTCAGACGGAGAAATGCTGCGGTTATCATAAGAACCGAGCAGCGTAGCGGTTGTAGCATTGCCAGTAATCGAGATACCCCACGTCCCGCTCGTGCCCGCGCCGGTCAACGGCGCCTTGCCTGCAAGCGAGTTCGTGACGGTCGTGGCAAAGTTCGGATCGTTACCGAGCGCCGTCGCCAGTTCGTTCAGCGTGTCGAGCGCGCCTGGTGCCGAAGCAACCAGCGCCGCCACTTCCCCGCGCACGTAGGCAGTCGTCGCAATCTGAGTCGTGTTCGTCCCGACCGAGGCGGTAGGCGCCGTCGGTGTGCCCGTGAGCGCGGGCGAGGCAAGGTTGGCTTTGAGGTTGAGCGCTGTTTGCACGTCGCTCGAGGATGCAAACTGCGCAAACGTCCCCGCGGTCGCGCGCAACTCGGCTCGAGATGCAGCAGGCCAGATCAGGCCCGTGGTGCCTTCCTGGCCACGCACGACGGTCAGCGTGTCGCTAGAGCGCGCCGTAACGCGGACGATTTCCCAAGACGCCTCGCTCGCGTTCCCATCGAGCGCAATCAGGGTCAGAAGGAAGAAGTCCCCGCCCCCCGGGTTCGGGAACCGTGCCCCGTCACCCGACATCAGGGTGATGGTCGTGTCCGACGGTCCTATCGAGGACGCGAGTACGCCGTAGGCGTTATTTGTGTAAAGCTGTGCCATAGGTTAGAAATCTTTGACCTTGACCTTGAACTCGTCTTGTTTCAGGCGCCCGTCGGCAGTCGTGGTATTGACCGTAACCTTGTACGTCACTCCGTTCGTGCCGCCCGACAGCCAGATCTTCACACGCGGATCGTTGATGAAGATGGACTGCACGGTAAGCCCGGAAGGCGAAACGGTAGCGGTCGCCGACGCCACATTGTCGTTGGCGGTCAGCCATTCGCTGTAGTCGATGTCGTAATCGAGCACGTCCACCGGCTGCTTCACAAAGTTTCCAAGGTTCATACTGTCACCACCATGGTTCTATCTTCGATGGCCAAGACCATTGCCCGCTCTTCGGCGGGCAGGATCATGATTCGTTCCTCGACGACGATCTCTTCGGCCGGCGCGACCATCAGGCGCGACTCAGCGGCCACGACCATATCGCGGGCCTCGATCACCTCGCCGTCGCGGTCCTCTTCGCCGACGTACATCGCGCGGCCGTCGATGGCCGGGACGTTGGCGTTGATGAAGGCCAGGACCGGGGTGCTGGTCGCCGTGGCCAGCGCGTTCGCAAACCCGAACCGCTCGACCGTCGGGAGCGCCGTGGCGATCGCCGTGGCAATCGCATCGACGTTGGCCCGGAACTGGGTGCCGTAGAAGATCGGCGCCGCGTAGGCGGCCGCGCTTGCGTCTGCGCGTCCGGCGAAGTTCTGCAGGGCGTAGGCAGCGCCGACCGCCGAGCAGCTGGCCAGCACCGATTCCTTGAACTGCTGGCCGTAGGCGGCCGGGACTGCAGTCGCAGTGGCCGTAGCCGAAGCCAGGGCCAGCCGGATGCGGGTCGATTCTGCCGGGATGGCGGTCGCCGTGCCCGACCCTGACGCTCCCGCAAACTGGATCTTGGTGCCGATCGCGGCCGCAACGGTCGCAGAGGCGGCGCCCGTAGCCGTTGGCAGAACGACGCGGGTGCCCGCTGCGGCGCCGGAGGCGGTCGCAGAGCCGCTGGCGAGCGCGGGGTAGGTTGCGTATGCCGCGGCCTGCGCGGTCGCTGTGGCGCTGCCTGCGGCGGTGCCGCTGACTACGACATCGGTTGCGATTGCCAGGCCTGTTGCGCTGGCAAAGCCGTGGGCGGTCGCCGACGTGATCCGCCCGGCCTGGACGACTGCTTGGGCGGTGGCGAAGCCCTGGGCCTCGCCGAAGGTGGACTTTACGCCAGCGGCCGAACCGATCGCGGTGGCAACGGCAACAACAACGGCTCGGACGACCCAGTTACGGACCGCCGAACCATTGATCGAGTAGCCGTTAATCGCTCCGTTCACGCCGCGCCACGGTCATCAATTGATGGTGAAGGCGATGGCGTTGACGGCAAACGAAAGGACATCTCCGGGCCCAAGGATCTTGGGCGCCTGCAGAGGGGCGTAGAACAGCACGTTGCCGCTCGTTGCCGCGTCCACCAGCGCCAGGTGCGTGATCGTCACCGACGCCGACGGGTTGCCGTTGGCGGGAAACGTCAGCGCGCCGACGTTCTTCGTCTGGCCGTTTGCGTCGAGTGCCGTCCACGTTGCCGCCTGCCGCGAGTAGCCCGTGAACGCCGTCTCGGTTCCGCTTCCGGCTTCGCCGGGGTCGCTCTCGAACAGGGCCACGTAGACAGCAGCAGGCGGGGTCGCCGCCGTGTTGCGGAGGAAGTGATCAACGATCTTCCCCTCGAGATAGTTACTGAATGCGCTCATGTACGTCTCCTTTACCGGGTGTTAGGCGTCGCGTTCGGGTTGGCGGGCGCCGTCGAGTTCGGGTTGACGCCAAGCTCCACGTTTGCCTTTCCGGTAAGCGCGGCCAGGTACGCTTGCTGATGCTTCGCCGCGCTGGCCTGGTCGGCCGCGTACTCCGCATCCTTGCTGTAAGCCCGATACAGGATGTAATCGACCAGCACGGTCTGGTAGATGTCATCGAGCGTGATCACGCCACCAAGCGCCGCTTCAGTCGGTGCGGCGCCGTAGATGATTTCGACCCAACCGCGTTGGCCAGTGTGCGGCTGCGGCGGGTAGACGTAGAAGTTCTTGGGATCGAACAGGGTGTAGCTGTAGTGCTTCACCACGTTCGATGGCGTGCTCGCGTGCCAGTCCGGAGTCTGCGAGTCCAGGATTTCCCTGGTCACGATCCGGATGGCCCGGCCCGCGGTGGTGCCGTCGGTGCCCATGTTACGAACCACATCGATCAGCTGCACGCCGTCAGACGGAAGCGCCTGCTTCGTTCCTGCGACAAGGTGGATAGCCTGGTTCTTGACGAAGGCGTTGGGCTTCAGCAGGACGATCTCGCGCTGGCCGTCGTTCAGCCAGCCGAGCAGTTCCGCGTTTGGCCATCGAATGCCGGTCGCGTCCTGAAGAATGATCTGAGCCTTCTCGATGATGGAATTGACAGTGATAGTGGCCATGGGTGCTCCTTAATGCTGCCCTTTGACGCGAAGTGGCGCTCGCCCAAGGGCTGTGACCGCGGTCGCTCGTGCGCCAGCAACGGCCGCGTCAAATGAAACCCGGCGATCGAGACCGGTTGGCACGTCGGTCCATCCCTTGTTCGGCATGGTCATCAACTTTGCCAGCGCGCCGTCGGCGATCGCGTAGATGTACTGGTTCGAGATCCACTTCGGGAACCCGGTAGACGACTGGCTCGGCGCCAGCGCAAGTGTGAGCACGAGCGCGCCAGTGAGCGTCGATTCAGGGACCGGCGCAAGAATGATCTGCTCGGTATCGACCTGAGTGAAATACTTGGGCGTGCCCGTCTGCGTGCGCCAGCCTGGGTGGTTGGCGTTGAGCCAATCGACCGACTTCTGATCGATCGGCTGTCCGTCGTACTCGACGCCGATGACGGCCGCCACGTCGGACCCTGAAGGGATCTCGATCGTGTAGGCGGCCTCACCGGCTTCGACATCGAGCGGGTCCGGCAGATGCTTCCAGACCCACGAGCCTTCGCAGAACTGGATGGCGGCCCGTTTGATCGCGTGTTCGGTAACAGGGTCGGACGGGTCGGCCGCCAAATTCGGCAGCACCTCATCCAGCAAGTCTGAATACTTGACGTTCGCCACGACGCGAGCCCCGAGCAGATATTGCTCGGATTATTGTTCCCGACCGCCTATTCGACTCAAACCGGCTTGCGCTCAACACTGACATCGTTTTCCAGTTCTTCGATCTCGTCGATCAGGTTCTTGGACGACTTGCGCGCGTCGAGCTCGCGGCTGTAGCGGCGCTTGGCAAACGCCTTCAGTTCGGTCTTGCTCATCTTCTCGAGCGGCTTCTTCAGCGCATCGCTGTCAACGACAACCTGATCTCCGTCCTCGTCCGTGACCTTGATGACTTCCGCCTGGGAGATAAGCGGGATGTCGGACGGGTTCTCGAGCGCCCACTGGTCGGGGTACTTGAGCAGCGCCTTGGCGGTCGCCTCGGGGACTTCCTTCACGTCGCCCTTTCCGTTCCAGACCGTGCCGGAGCGGGTGATGCTGTCGAAGGTGACGGGCTTGTTGCCTACATACTTGATCTTCACGGATGCCATTTGTCTCTCCAAAAGAAAGGGGCGACCCCGCGAGAGGCCGCCCCTGGTTCGGTCAGTTCACCGAGCCTGCAGGCAATTACTTGCCCTGGAACTCGTAGAACACCACGACGTTGAGATCGCCCGTCGCCGCACCGCCGCCAACCGTGGCGGTTATGTAGGCGTCGTACTCGAGCTCAACCGGCGCAGCCGCAGAGCGGTTGGCACCGGCCGACACGGTGCTGGTGGCCGGAAGCAGCGCGGTGGCGCTGCCGCCAGCCTCGCCGTTCACGTACTCGTAGCCGAGCGAGATCGTGGTCGAGGCGCCGAGAGCGGCGTTCACGGCCTTGACATCGTGGATCTTCGAGCCAGCGAACAGCTTGACCAGGCGAACCTTGTCAGCGGACGGAGTGGCAGCAAACGTGTACTTGCCGTGGGCCGGGGCCAACGGGCAGTCACCGCTGTACTGCGTATCCAGAAGGGAAGGAGCGTTAAGAGTAGCCATTTGAGTGTCTCCGAATCAGGGTGGCTATTACGAGCCGAGCAGCGTACGACCAGCAGCCGACGCCGGATCCGGCGCGTAGCTGTCGAGAACTGCCACGCCGAAGTCGGTGTCCGCGCCATCGATCTTGAAGCGGATCTTCGCGGTACCAGTCATGGCCGCGCAGACCGTCTCGATCGAGTTGCCGTGGTCAACCGACTCTTCGGACCAGTCGTAGAAGTAGTCCGAGGCCGACTTACCGTACGCCTTCGCAAGCGCCTGGGCGCCCACGATGATCGCGCGGTCAACCGGCTGCGCCGCCGTCTGCGAGGTCTCGGTGTAGGTGAGGCCGTCGGCACCACCAGAGTCCACCGTCACCGCGTCGTTCGCCGCGAAACGGATCGCGTAACGGTTCATGCGCTTGATGAGCACGCCGTTCCACATGATCGTCTCGTAGGCATCGAACAGCGGGTGCTTCACGCCAGCCGACTTGCGCTCAAAGCCGTTCTGCACGGCCTGACGCCAGGTCGTCTGACCGGTGCGGGCCATGAGATAGAGCCACTGACGCTCGGTGACGAACATCACCCACAGCGGATCGTTCCAAGCGCGGTCGTCGCCCTTGATCTTCACCGACTGCATGACAACCGGCGACTCGCGCAGCTGCGCCACCACACGGTCGATGTCCTGAAGGGTCAGGGCGTCGTTCGTGCCGATGCTGTCGATACCGGTCGCGTCGTTGGCGAAGAAGTGGCGGTTCTTGGTCGGGGCCTTCACGCCGTTGACCATGATCTCCGCGAAATCGCCGTCCGAAGCAAGCGGCACAACCCAGTCGCTCGTGTTCTGCGCGCCGCGGGCGCCCGCAAGGTGAACGAGGGTCGTCTGGTCCTCGAGGCGCTGCATCCACGACTGCAGACCAGCCATGCTGATCTTGCGGAGGTTGTGGACGGTGCGCTTCTGGGTCATGCGACCGCCGCTGTCAGCACCACCGCGCACCTGGTCGATGCGCACGTCCATCGAGGACGTGGTGAGCTGCATCATCTTGCCGGCGATGCGCTTGTCACCCATGACAGGCTTGCCCTGCAGGATGTTGAAGAGGTCGATCGACACGGTGTCGCCGGCGCCCTTGGCGAGATCACCCGCCTTGACGACCGGGTAATCCGGGCTGGTCTGACCCTTGGTCTTGGCGGCGAAGCTGCCTTCCTTCGGCATCTCGCCAGAGATGAGATTCATGAAGCCGGGGCTGTGCTGAACGCGCGTGAAAAGGCCAACGGAGTAGACCTTGCGCGCGAGAGCGGACCCGACGGGGATGTTGGTAGCCATGGTAGTCCTCGCAAATTACGTCAGAGTGAATTGAAGTAAGACTCCAACTGGTCAGGCGTCATGCGGGCAAACTTCTCGGCAAGCTGAACCGATGTAAGGTTCTGGGCTTCCTCGCGTTCGTCCTGCGCGGCGTGCTGTCCAGCCGGGAACTCGGAAAGCGACTTAGGCACGTCGGACGCGGACTTCTTTACAGATTCCGCGGCCCTAGCCTTTGCCTTGGCTTTCAAGTCCCCTTGGTTCGTTGGTGCAGCTTGAGGCGCACCCGGCAACTCGATCTCTCCAAGCGCGGCTTCCACCATCTCGGTAACTTTCTGGAACCGTTCCGTCAGAGGCTTGTTAGCCCAGGCTTTCTGCTCACGAAGCGTCTTGTCGAACTGTTTGGCCAGTTCAAACGCCTCGACGTTGTTCGCCTGGATGTGCGCCAGTTTGGGCACCGAGTCGATCGCGTCTTGCACCGTTTCATTGGCGCTTCGCTCGCGTTCGGCCTGTACCGACTGCACGCTCTCCTCGACCGGCTTCAACTTGGCTTCGAGCATTTCGGCTCGGGCCATGGCCGCCTTGACGGCCTTGTAGACGGTCGGGAAATCCTCCTTCAGGGTTTCCAGATCAGCTTCCGAGAAATCGCTTACAGGCGGCTGTTGGCTGGTGCGGGCGCTCTCACCGTCGTCTTTCGCCCCTTCACTCCCGTTCTTGACCAGGCCCTCGAGGAAGGCGACTCGCTCCTTCATCTCGGTGGCCATTTGTTCGGCCCTCGAGGCGCGTTCGCGTTCGCTCTTCAGCACCGAATATGGGATAACGTGCTTCCCATCCTTCGTTGCCACGCCAGCGGCGTTCTCTTCGCTCTGGTCGTCCTGGGTTGCCTTGTCAGCATCCTGCGGATCGACGTTCTCCGGTTCCTTGTCGTCTTCCTTCTCTTCCGGCTCGGGCTCTTTTGGGGGCTCGACCGCGGCCTCTTCGCCGCTTTCCAGTTCCTCGAATGCTCTTGCGAGATCCTCGGGGCTGTCAGAAATAGAATTCAGATCGACTTGGGTACCACTCATGCTTCACTCCACGTATCGCGTTGGCTGCGGGGACCACTAGATCGCGCCGATAACCCACGGCGGGGATGCGACCTTTGTGGCTGATTGGAAATATAGGCAGGCAAAATCAATTCGACTGCGGCTTGCGCGGATCTAGTCCAGCAAGCCATGAGACGTACCATGCTGCCTTCTTTGCCTCTTGCTCTGGCGCGTCCTTGCGCCCAAGACGCCACAAGTACGCAAGGGCAGAGCCCTTGCAGTACCCGCGGAACTCCTCCGGGGTCAGAGCGGAGCGAATGGCGTCAATGCACTCGATGTCGCCGCTCTTGTAATGCCCGGGGTTGATCGCGTCCTTTTCTGTCACCTTTACGCTCCTCGATCAGGCAGGGCCACACTGCCGCTGTGACTCCACCGGTTGTTGGTGTACGAGCGCACGAAGTAGTTGAAGATCTCGAGGCGGAACCGCTGCACGGCGCCGTCTTCGTTGAGGCGTAGGCGAACCACGCCACCGCCCAGGTGGTACGAGATCTTTTTCTTGCGCGCGAACGGGGTCTGGTCCTGCGTACAACCGGTCTGGACCGTATGAACGTTGCGGATCAGGGCGTAGGCGAGCTTGTGGTAGTGCCCGGCCAGCAGCACGGCCGGCTTCTCGCCGCCGTCGTACCCCTCGACGATCTTCTGCACGGTGTACGACACGGCGTAGGCCGTACCGCCGCCCGGGTGCATCAGGTGGAGCTTGCTCGACTCGCCAGAGCCCGCGTGCGTGAGATTCACGAACGCCTCCATGTAGCCCATGTCGTGCCAGTCGAGGCGCCCCGACTCGCGCATCACGTTCTCGGCCATCTTGCCGATGTTCATGCCCGCGCGCTGTGCGTACCACCCTTCGTGGTCGTCGCCCGCCACCGCGTAGGTGTGGATGCCCGGGCGCTGCGGGTAGTGCTTGGCGAGGTAGGCCAACTGGTTATGCACGCCATGGGTATGAAGGTCGTGCATGTTGAAACTGGCTTCGCCATCGATCCAGTTTCCGGCGTTGAAGACGTGCTCGACCCCCTCGGCCTCGAACTTGTCGTAGAGATCGTTCAGGACATCGAGCCGTTCGTACTTCGATCCGAGGTGATTGTCCGAGGTGAACCCGAACGAGAACCATCCGTCCTGCTCGGACTTGAAACTCGGCAGATCCGTCGCCGCGTGCCCTGGGGCGGGCGTCTTTGACCAGTGCCACTTGCCCGAGTGCTCGTGCAGGTTGAAGCCCTGCTCACGCAACTGATCAATGGCGTCTAGTATCGCTCCGCGAGATGAGTCCAACTGCTTTGCGATTTCCTCGAGGCTGGCAGGCCCGCGCTTCAGCAGCGCCTTGACCGGTTCTGTCTGCAGTTGCCGATCTTCTGCGGCTTCTTCGGTCGCGCCCTCGATCTCGCCGACTTCATCAGAGGAATGAAGCACGTCCATGCGCGAGGTGACGTACTCGGATTCCGGGATGTAGATACCGCGCTTGCGCATCAGGTCGATTCGGCCCTTGATCATGGTGGTCGATACGCCGAGTTCGGTCGCGGCCTTGCTGCGCTGCCATCGATTGCGCTTCAACGCATCAAGTACCTGTTCGTTCGTGATCGGGGATTTACCACTCATGACTTCACCTTCTGTGTAACTGTGATGCCAAGCTCCTTTCGGCGCTTTGCTGTTTGCTTGTCGTCTCGGGATGCGCGCCACTCGAGGTGGCCGTCCACCAGGCGCATTTCTTCTTTGTGGACTAGAGCGCAATCGCAGCACTCTGTATGCGTGTATCCGCGAACGCGGTACCACTTGCCGTCTTCAACCTGAACTGGAACGTACTTGTCTGGCTTTTTGCTTCGTGCCACAACACTTCCTCGCTTGCTGCTTAGAGATCGGCCGACAGCAGAAGCAGCAGGATTCGCCTGCGCTCTTCGGCTGCCGCGAGAGCCGCCTTCTCGGCGTACTTCTCGAAATCTTTGGCGAATGCTTCTTTGAAGTTCGGCATCTCGGCCAGCATTGGCCGAAACATCGGAACCTCGATGTCGCGGTCTGCCGTGCGCACCACGAACTTGCGCGCGAGCCTGCGCTCCTGGCGCTCGAGCTCATCGTCGGATTCGGGTTCTGGCGCGCGGGCGGCCGCCTCGAGGAGGGCGACCAGGCGCGGATCGAACGGGTCGTATTCCTTGCCGCGGATTACGACCTTGGCCAGGCGCTCGCGCACCCGGCCTGGGTCGTAGGCGCGATCGTCGGAGTAGCGGCTGGTGATCGACGGGCCGTCGCCTTGGGCGGGACGGGCGTCCACAATGACAAGGGGCGCGAAACCCTGCAGGGCTACAAACCGCGCACCAAACCCGATGCCCTGTACTGCTATGGCCCGAGTGGACAAATTCATTGCCGGGCTACCGTAGTCGAGTCGCCAGACGAAGTAAAGGTCTGGACGATCGACCCCGCCGTTCTGCCGGCGTTGGTCGCGGTCATCGGCACGGTCAGTCCGTGCAGCGCGGCCAGTTCCTCGATCATCGTGCCGATGTCACCGAAGAACGTGTCGTTGCCGCCCGTCGTTGTGATCGTCGTCGAAGATCCGCTGTCCGTGATGGACTGCTCCACGTCGCCAGCGACGCGCGAGTTCTGGCTGACCGTGAGCGGCGCCGACAGTCCGTGGAGCGCGTGCAGCTTGCGCAACAAGAGCGCCTGCTCGATGGTCAGGGAAAGCGTCGGGACGACAAGGGTGCCTGTTGATGCCGCCGAATCGGCGCCCGCTTCGGATGCCGACGCCGATCCGCGGACTGGGACGCGGCCGATCGCATCGAACAGGTCTGCGCCCGTTTCGCTCGTTGCGAATGAGCCTCGGACCAGAACCTTGCCCGGGATAGCCGCCTGGTCGGCGCCTTCCACAATGACGATGTTGCCGGCGATGAGCACCCGGCCAGTGCCCGCGGCGGTGTCGGCTGGCTCGTTGGCGGCCAACTGGCCGACGTACTTGGGTGCGCCTGTCGCGGCAAACGTGTCGGCGCCGGTCTCGGCTGCCGCCAGGGCGCCTTTGACGAGTACCCGACCCGTTGCGGTCAGGGCGTCATTGCTTTCGGTCGCGGCGAGCGTGCCGCGGTAGGACGGCGCTCCCGTTGCGGCGAACGAGTCCTGGGCCTGTTCAACAACGATAAACGTGCCGGTGACGGCCGCACCACCAGAGGCGGCGAACGTGTCGCTGACCTCGGTCGCGGCGATCGAGCCGCGGATCGCCACACGACCCGCTGCAGCCGCGGCGTCACTCGAGCCTTCGGAAGCGCCAAGCGTGCCGCGGACAAGCAGTCTGCCCGTCGCCGCAAAGCCGTCGGCACCGACTTCGGTTGCGGCCAGAGTGCCGGAAACACCGAAGATCGTGATGCCAGAGCCGGCAAAGATGTCGGCGCCTTCGACAGCCGCAAACGTGCCCGAGCGCGGGCCCGCGGTGTTGCCGTCGTCGAGAAGGTGCTGCGCGGCCGTGCCCGATGCCAGCGACGACCTCGAGACAAGGATCTGCCCGGCTGTGGCGCCGGACAGTTTGATCTCGAGCAGGTGTTCTGCTGCGGTCCCGCTTGGCAGGCCGGACAGGAGAACTAGCCGCTGGCCTGACGTGCTCATGTGCGGCTCTTAGGGAAGCGTCTTATTCCACACCGCGTCTGCGATCTGGTTGGCCGTGGCTTGTGCCGTGTTGACCACGATCGTTGCCGAGATAAGGCCGAACATGGCGCCTTGGCCAGACACCACGGCGCCTGCCGTGATGGCGGCCGCGATGTTCTGCTGCGTCTGCACGGCGGCACCTGACGCGGAAAGCGTCGCGCTACCCTCCGAGATATTGCGGCTGCTCATGCCTCCCGCCTTGGGAGGCAGGCTCCACGAGCCACCGGCCAGGTTTCCGACCGGCAGCCCGCTGGTAGGCAGAATCCCACCCTGGCCCGCCCACTGATTGCGCAGGGACGTGCGTCCGAACATTGTCCGGTCTTGCGCGTTACCCCCGCCGATCATCCGGCGAGGGTATTGCGCATTGTTGGTGAGATTCTGCTTGAGCATGGATCAGCCCCAACCGAACTCGAGCGAGCCGTAGAAGTTGGTCGAAGCGCCAGTGGCAGCGCCAGCAAAGTACAGCCAGTTGAGCGCGGCACCGTCGCGGATCTGCGGCATGCTCGGCAGCTGGTTCACGAGATCACGCTCGGCAGCGACCGAGACGGTCGTGAGCGGGATGAACGCCAGCGGCTTGCAGATCACGAGGGCAGCAAGAATGTTGGTGCCGGTGTGCGCCGTTGTGAACTGGACCGTCTGCACCGAGCGAATGCCGGCATCGCCGCCAGCCAGCGGCAGGAACGGGCCGTAGTTGTTGGCAGCCACGCCAGAGTGAGCGATCTTTGGAATGATCGTCAGCGCCGCAGAACCCGCCGAGAAGTTCGTAACCGCGCCAAGCGAGCGGCCCGTGTCCGTGCCGCCCGTGTCCTCGCGCGTGTAACTCATCGTCAGCACCGGAGTCGCTGCCGGTGTGCCTGAGACTGTCGTGTACGGCATAAATGCGCGCAGGCCCTTGCCGTCGGTGTACCGCGTCAGCGCGTTGGTGTTGACAAGCGTCTGCGCGGTCGTGACGCGGGTATCAATGCCCGGGTAATACAAGCAGTAATCAACAAGCATCAGCGCGCTTGGCACGCCCGTCGCCACCGCGGTCATGGCTGCCATGTTGAGCAGATGCTTCGTGTCGCTTGACACGTTGCCGCCGTGGTACAG